GAAGATGCCATTGACAAACACAACACCAGTGAAACCGCCCACGCTGACATTCGGGAAGATGTGGCGGCGGCTTTGGAAGCGTCCCAAAATGCCCAAGATGCGGCAGATGCGGCCTTGGAAGCCGTGTCCGGGTTCGTTTATACCATTGATGTTGTTCCCACCCAAAATGGCACCTTGACCTATAACGGACAATCCCAAAGCCCTTCTTGGAACAGCTATAACCCCGACACCCTGACCCTTGGGGGTGTGACCACCGGCACCGATGCGGGAACCTACACGGCAACTTTCACACCGAAAGACCCCTACAAGTGGACGGACGGCACCACCACGGCCAAACAGGTTCAATGGACGATCAACAAAGCCACGGTTGCGGCCCCTACCCAAAGCGGGAGCCTTACTTATACCGGTTCGCCCCAAAGCCCTTCTTGGAATGGGTATGATACTTCTAAATTGACCATTGGCGGCACCACCAGCGGAACCAATGCGGGAAGCTATAACGCCACCTTCACGCCCACGGACAACTACCGGTGGAGTGATGGCACCACCGGAGCCAAGACGGTTGCTTGGACGATTGGAAAGGCCGCTGGAAGCCTTTCTTTGAGTAAAAGCACTATGGATTTGGGCGCTTCCAAAATGACGGACACTTTCACGGTGACACGGGCCGGGGATGGTGCTATTTCTGCTCAATCCAACAATCCCGGAGTTGCCACGGTCAATGTAAACGGCACCACGGTAACTGTAACCGCTGTGGGCAAGGGTAACGCCACAATCACTGTCAGCGTGGCAGAAGGCATCAACTATACGGCCCCGGCCAATAAGACCTGTTCCGTGTCTGTGACCCTTCCCACCGCAACCTTGAATGATAACGATTGGGACACGATCAGCGAGGCAAGCGCCGCAGGAACAGCGGATGATTATTGGGCCGTAGGTGATACCAAGTCTATTGTGATCAACGGAAATGTGGTTGGGTTCGGGATCACCAATCTGACGGTGAATGTTTTCATCTTGGGGTTCAACCACAATGCTTCCCGTGAAGGCAGTAACCGCATTCACTTCCAAATTGGCAAGATCGGAGCCACCCCGGTTGCTTTGTGTGATAACAACTACAATAACACCGGTTCCAGCCAAGGATTCCGCATGAATACCAGCAACACCAATAATGGGGGTTGGGCAAGTTCTTATATGCGGAATACGGTTTTGGGCAACGGCGGCACCCCTTCCAGCCCCACGGCAAACAGTCTGATGGCGGCTTTGCCTTCCGCTTTGCGAGCCGTGATGAAGGCCGTAACCAAGTACACAGACAATGTGGGCAACGATACCGGCAATGTTCAAAGCAATGTGACTTCTACCCAAGATTATCTTTTCTTGCTGGCGGAATTTGAAGTGTTCGGCACAAGAAATTGGGCCAACAGCTATGAACAGAATTACCAAGTTCAATATGCCTATTATCAGGCTGGTAATTCCCGTATTGCCTATCGTCACACAAGCACCGCTTCGGCGGTGTGGTGGTGGTTGCGTTCCCCTTATTACACCGACAACAATATCTTCCTCATTGTCAATACGGACGGCAACTACAACAACAATAACGCTAACAATTCTGGTGGCGTGCGGCCCGGATTTTGCGATTGCGAGGTCAAATGGAGTAACAGAAACCCGGCTTTTGGATTTCAGGTGAAAGACGACCTTCGCAAAAGGAGAGGTACTTCCTTGGGTAGCCAATCCCTAAAACTGCCCTTTGATGCCCTTACACGGACGCTTCTTGCATGGTGGGTGATTGTGCCTTAACCCATTTCATGTGCAAGGGCAAAGCAAGTTAGACGGCACCCAACAAGATATTTGTACGGAGGGCGAATACTTTTTTGTATGACAAGCCAAGAACGGCATGAAGCGAGATACCAGCGCCGCAAAGCCAAGCGGCAAGAAAGAAAACAGGCCCGGTGTGATGCACTTGGGCCAATGAACAAAGTATTCAGTTATCGCAAAATGTTCTTCTATGGCCGGAAATGCTGTAACGGGGTACGGTGGAAACAAAGTGTTCAGAACTTTGAAATTCACCTGTTTTCCGGGACAGCAAGACGGCGGAAGAAGGTTTTGGATCAGGCGTGGAACCCTATGAAGTGTACCCATTTCACTTTAAGAGAGCGTGGGAAGGTACGCCCCATAGATGCGCCACACATTACTGACCGACAAATCCACAAAACCCATTGTAATGAAGTTCTGATTCCCCTTTACAACCCCGGCATGATCTATGACAACGGGGCAAGCCAAAGGGGAAAGGGCCTTCACTGGCATTTTCGCCGCATAAAAGATCAGCTTCATTGGCATTTCCGGCGCTATGGCCGGGAAGGTGCGGTTCTGCTATTGGATTTGAAGGGGTTTTTCCCTAATGCGCCCCATGCGCTTCTGTATCAGCGGCACCAAGAACTGATCTTAAACCCTGACCTTCGGGCGCTTGCTGATATGGTGATCCAAACTTCCCCTTGCCCGACACCGGGCCGGGGCTTGCCTTTGGGTGTGGAGCCGTCACAACAGGAAATGGTGGCGTTGCCAAGCGCCGTGGATAACTGGATCAAATGTCAAGCCGGGGTTCACTGTTTTGGGCATTACATGGACGATTACTATTTGATTTTGCCCGATGTGGAAGCCCTGAAGAAACTTGGGCATGAAATTGTTCGGCGGTTTGAAGCCCTTGGAATTCGAGTGAATAAACGGAAATGCAAAATCATTCCCTTGACAAAGCCCTTCAGATGGTGCAAAGCCCGGTTCACACTAACGGAAACCGGGAAGATCAAGGTGAATGGAAGCCGGGATGGTGTGAAACGGGCAAGAAGGAAACTGAAGCTGTTCCACCGAGAGTTCATAGAAGGAAAACGGCAATTCACCGATATTGAACAGTATATGGAATGCCAAAGCGCATACTACCGGAACTTCAATGATCACGGAAGATTGTTGCGGTTGCGGCGGCTTTACTATGCTATCTTTTTCGGAGGTGCTACAAAATGTTTAGAATTATCAAAGACGGGGCCGAACTTGGCTTGACGGAAAATCTGAACTACATTGTGCAGGCCGAAAATGGTTGCTATGTCCTTTGCCCGGAGCAAAATGCTTCGGGCATTGTTTTTGAAGGGACACCGTACCATTTGCTTGGCCGGGATGAAATGGAGGGCTTGGAAACCGTCAGTTTGGAAGTAACCGATGCAGGGGCAGAAATCAGCAAAGCCAATACCACCAATGGCATTGTGTTTGTGACGATGGCGGAAGCCGGAAGCATTGACCCGGTGACGGCGGCGGAACACGCTGATCTGTTCGCTGAATGGGCCTATCCTATCGCCTACACGGTGAGGCAAATCCGGCGCTATAATGGAACCCTTTACAAGTGTGTTCAGGCCCATACTTCCCAAGCCGATTGGACACCCCCCGCCGCCTCCAGCCTGTGGAGCCTGACAGCTGATCCTACCGAGGAATGGCCGGAATGGATTCAGCCCATTGGGGCGCATGATGCCTACCCCTTGGGGGCTAAAGTCAGCCATAATGAAAAGCACTGGACTTCCACTATTGCAAACAATGTGTGGGAACCCGGTGTGTATGGTTGGGAGGAAGTGACCGATGAAGCATAAAACCTATATTGCCCGGAAAAGGGCAAGGTTCAAAGCCGGTTGCGGTGAAAATGTCAATATTCCTTATGGAACCGCCTTGACTGTTCAGGGCGGTTTTCTTGTGTGGAAAAACAAGCTGATGTGTGCGGACACCAGCCAAATTGCCTATGACTACTTCAGCCACAATGATGATGGCCGGGGCAAAGAGCGTGGGGAACTGGTTTCCGCTATCCTGTTGCGGTTGGAGAAGAACCCCAACAAGCCTGATCCCGCCTACCAAGAACGCTGGAACCGGATTTGGGAAGATCCCTTCTGTCAGAGGTTCAAAAGGCCGGAGCATGAAGATCACTGGATTTGGAACTATGACTTCTACAACGCCCAAGTGGAAGATTTGCAATATATCTTCCGCCTGATCAGCGCCTAAAGGCGGGAAGGGGTGGTTCAATGACGGTTTATCAATGGTTGTGCCTGATCGGGGTTCCGGCCCTGATTGCGGGAGTATTCAAATACCTTCACGGGCTGATCAAGCGCAACATGGAGGATTCCAAAGCCCTGAAAGCTGGAATTCAGGCGCTTTTGAGAAGCCAAATGATCAGTGACTTCAACAAGTACACTGAAAAGGGTTTTGCCCCGATCTATGCAAGGGAAAGTTTTGAAAACTGCTGGAAGCAATATCATTCGTTGGGGGTGAACGGGGTAATGGACGATCTTCACAAGAAATTCTTGGAGTTGCCCACGGAAGCCCCGGATGAATGAGCCGTGTAAAGAAGAAACCGAAAAAGGAATTTTCCAAAGTTTGGTTGGGTTGTGTGGGGGCCGTCACGCTGGTTGTGACGGCCTTCACTCTTGCTATCGTTTGGAAAACGGGGGACACTTCACCCCTTGCGTATCTGATCCCGGCCATATTCGCTGAATTGGCAACAGCAACCGGTTTTTACTATTCCAAGGCCAAGGCTGAAAACCGGATCAAGTTGCGGAAACAGTATGGCCCGGAAATCTACAACGATACCAAGGAACTGTGACCCCCGGCCAAAAATACAAAATCAGAAAGGAAGAAAAACATGAACGCTGAACAGATTGTTTCCCTGATCGTTGCCATTCTTGCTGGTCTGTCCACCTGTATTCCCTTGGCCTATAAGCTGGTGCAGTATGTCCAGAAAGCCACGCAGGAAAAGAATTGGGCCGCTTTGTTGGGCTTGGTGATCAAGCTGATGGAGGAAGCGGAACAGAAGTTTGAAGATGGCGCAACCCGCAAGGAATGGGTAATGGCTATGGTTCAGACTTCCGCCGAGTATATCAATTATCCCGTGGACACTGAAGCCCTTGGTGACCTGATTGATTCCTTGTGTGACATGACCAAGGTTGTGAACTATGAAGAAATCCCCGTCCTTGAACCCGTGAAGGAGGAAACCGAAAATGAGCAACAGTAATCTTGTGACCGTCACCCAAATTTCCCCGAACAAGAACAGCCCCCGGAACCATGCCATTGACCGGATCACCATTCACTGTTTCGTTGGTCAGGTTACGGCAAAGCGGGGTTGTGAAGTGTTCCAGCCTACCAGCAAGCAAGCGTCTTGCAACTATGTTGTGGGCTATGATGGTTCCATTGGCCTGTGTGTGGAAGAAAAGGATCGTTCTTGGTGCAGTTCCAACAGCGCCAATGACCATAGGGCCGTGACTATCGAAACGGCAAGTGAAACCGTGGCCCCCTACAAGGTGACGGATAAGGCATACAACGCCCTTCTTGATCTTGTCACCGATATTTGCAAGCGCAACGGGAAAACTAAAATCCTGTGGTTCGGGGATAAGAACAAAACCCTTGCTTACACCCCCAAGGCAAATGAAATGGTTATGACGGTTCACCGGTGGTTTGCAAACAAGTCTTGCCCCGGTGATTATCTTTATAACCTTCATGACGAGATCGCCGCAGAGGTCAACAGGCGGCTTTCTGGCGGCACTTCTGGCGGGGGTGGGGGAACTACTACCCCCAGCACCGGAAACGCCACCACGGGCGGCGCAGGGGCCACGGTGGAGCCGTACTTGGTGCGGGTGACAATTTCTGATCTGTATATCAGGAAAGGCCCCGGCACCAACTATGGGAAGAATGGCTTCATTGCACCCGGTGTTTATACCATTGTGGCGGAAAGCACCGGCACCGGGGCCACCAAATGGGGCAAGCTGAAAAGCGGGGCCGGTTGGATTTCCCTTGACTACGCAAAACCGGTGTGATACCGTGTTATTAGTTTGTTACTACCGCCCCCGATTTACCCCACTTTCAACGGGCTGAAATGTTCAGTATTTGGGCGCTTCGGAGCGTTGCAGAGCATACTAATTCATGGTACAATAAAAACAGATTAAGCGGGAACCCTTGATTTTTCAGGGGTTCCCGCCTTTTTTGTTACTACCGTGTTAATAGTTCAGTGTTCAGCGGCCCCAAATGTTCACCACCCTGAACCCTATTTGATAAGTTCCACCGTGGCCTTCAGTTCATCCAAAGTCTTGTGATTATAGACCCGGTTTCCCGTGTCTTTGGACACATGACCCATGAGAAGATCAATACACTTCCGGTTTGCCCCGGCGCTGTCCAGTTGGGTTTCAAAGGTGTGGCGGCATTCATGCGGGGTGTGTTTCATTTCAAGAGCCTTCATAATGTCCGCCCAAAAAATCCGGTATTGGGTTTGGTTGCAAACCCGCCCATTGTAGCTGATCAGCCGGGGGCCACCTTCGGCAAGACGGGCTTCAACCAAGGGCCGGATTTTGGAATGGATGGGAACCACCCGATCTTTCCCCGCCTTGGTTTTGGTTCCGCCCTTCATCGTCCCGGCCTGAAGGTTTATATCTTCCGGCTTCAAATTCAGAAGTTCGCTGATCCGCCACCCGGAATAAAGCAGGATCAGAACCGTGTCAACCCAAGGTTCTTTCTGATGTTCCCAAACCTTCTTGATTTCTTCCTTACTGAAGGGAAGGCGGGTGGTTGGTGGGATGGGATCAGAAGTCAGCAAGTCAGAAAAACACCGGTTGATTATGTCCATTTCAAGGGCGAACCTGTCAAGATGGCCCCAAAGGTTTTTAATTGCCGCTTGGGTACTATACCCCTTCCCGCAACCGTCAATGGTTTCTTGCATTTGGTATGACCGGATTTGCTTATAGGGTTTTTCCCATAACGCTGAACAATGTTTGAACGCTGAACACAAAGATGAACGGTTGGATTCCCCCAGCTTGGGGGCCTTCTTTTCTTTCCAAAGTTCAAACAGTTCCTTCATGGTGATCTTGGCCCGGTCAACATCCCAAGGATCACGGTTGTATTCAGCCAACAGCATATTCCCGGCTTCACGGGTTTCTGTGTAGCCTACTATATCATAGATTGGATGGCCTTTGTCGTTCCAGCCAATGACCTTCTTCACAATGTACGGGCGGCGGCGATTGCCTGACAGCTTCGCAACTGTCCCATACCCATTAGGATTCCGCATTATATCACCTGTCCTTTCGTGGAAAATGGGTATAGCAAAGCCAACCCCAGTGTGATATAATGTTCAATGGAGGTTGAAACATTAACTTCAAAAGGGGTTTGTTTCGCCTGACCGCTTCCGGTGTGCCACCACCGGGGGCGGTCTTTTTTTTTATCCTGAAGGAAGTTGAAGAAGGCTGAAATCTTGTAGTGATGCGGATTTTCAGCGGGTTCCTTCAACATTCAAGATGTGACAGATATTCAAATCAAATATAAGAAAAAAATATATAGAAAAGAAGAAAATATCAGCAATAGGGCTTCGATCTTGGATGTTGAAGGATTTTACTTTTCATCAATGATGTTGTTCAAGAATTCAGTTGCTTTGAATGGCGGATTGCTGATAGAAAGGGTGGTTTTCAACCCGTTCAAGTTCAAATCAAGATACAGGATTGGAACCCCGCCCTTCTTCACCGTTTCTTGTTTTGCGGTGGAAGCGCCCACAATGGCCCCGGCAAGTCCGAAAGTGGCACCGCCGACAACAGCTCTTGTGATTCCACCTTTGGTTTTGGTGATCGTTTTTTCACCAACCTTTTCAATCCGGTATTCTTCCAGTTCAGAAAAGGTGAACACTATTGAATGTGGTTGCAACTTTTTCTGATTGGAAATACAGGCCATTTTGTGTTCTGTATCAATGAAAATATACCCACAACCTAAATTGGTAACTGTCATATTGGGATTAAAGACTTGTAACCGGGCATTGTTTTCATCCCAAGCCGCTTTCACCTTTGCAACGGTTGTCATTGGGGAGCCGGTACAGATGGTATTGCAAAGCCCACAAATGCCGCCGTCACTGATCTGAATGGGCTTTACATGAAGTTTCAGCCCGCAACAGTCACACACATTCTTCTTTCCAAACAAACTGATCACCCCTTACTTAACATCACTTTGGAAAGCAACCGCCTTCCCCAAAATTCTGATATGATCCAGTTCTTCACCAGTAAAGCGCATGGTTTTATATTGTGGGTTTTCAGCGAAAAGCTGAAGAATTCCGTTTTCCTGATCATAATAGACCCGTTTCAAGGTTGCTTCATCATCAATTAGAACGGCGGCAATTTCCCCATCATCCACCATTTCCTGTTTGTGAATGAACACTATATCCCCATCTTGAATTCTGGCCCCAATCATGCTGTCCCCTTTTGCCCTTAAACAAAAGTCAGCCTTGATATTGGCCCCGGCTTCTACATACGCTTCAAAATGTTCATCGGCAAAGATAGGCTTTCCGCAAGCGATATTTCCAAGTAACGGAAACTTCTTAACTGTGATCGGGAAAAGGTTATCAAAGAACTTTAGTTTTTCTTCATCGAATTTCTGATCAGGTTCATCCCAGCCCATGATATAGGATGGGGTGGTTTCCAATGCGTCTGCAATGGCTTTGATTTTAGATTGGGTTAAATTCCGCTGATCCAGTTCAATTTTATTTATTGAAGAACGGGACTTGTACCCAAGTCTTTTTCCAAGTTCATCTTGTGATAAACCGAGTTCTTCACGGCGGTTTCGGATTCTATTTCCTATGGTAGACAAGTTGATAGCCCCCTTTCTGTTACTAATTATACGGCGCTGTTGGCGTCTTGTCAACAACTTTTTAGATTTTTCAAAAAAGATGTTGACATTCAGGCTACAAGGTGGTATTATGTGAATGTAGACAAAACGCCTACACCAAGAATGAAAGGGGTGAACGCCTTATGACCAACACAAAGCTGTTGCGTGAGAAGATCGAGCAATCCGGTTATAAACTTCGGTTCATTGCCGAGAAGATCGGAATTACTTATCAGGGCCTTCTGAATAAGATCAATAACAGAAGCGAGTTTCGGGCCAATGAGATTCAAGCCCTGTATGATCTTCTTGGCCTGACGGAAGAAGAACGAGTGGCTATTTTTTTCGCTTCATAAGTAGGCAAATAGTCTACACTCTGGAAAGGATGAACCACAATGAATGAAGTAAGCCTGAAGCCGGTGATTGCAGAACTTGAAGATTTATTTTCAAAGTTCAACGCCCGGTTCTTCGCTGACAAGCTGGAAAAGCCCGTGATCACCGTTTCCCCGGATCATACCCGTGGGGCCTATGGATAGTGTACCGGCTGGAAGGCTTGGAAGGCTGGCGAGGATGAAGGCCACTATGAAATCAATCTGTGTGCCGAATACCTGAACCGGCCCTTTGAAGAAACCTGTGGAACCTTGCTTCATGAAATGGTTCACCTTCAGAATCTTCAGGATGGTGTTCAGGACACTTCCCGTTCTGGCCTGTACCACAACAAGAAGTTCCGGGAAACCGCTGAAGCCCACGGCCTGACGGTGGAAAAAGGCGATAAGTACGGATGGCACAAAACGGCCTTGAACCCGGAAGCCCTTGAATTTGTTCAGAGCCTTGGGAAATCTGGTTTTTCCCTTGTTCGGCCAAGGATCACCGGACTGAAGGGTTCCAGCAAGAAGAACAGTTCCCGGAAGTATGTTTGCCCCTGTTGCGGGGCCATTATCCGGGCCACCAAAGAAGTTCATGTGATCTGCGCTGATTGCGATTGCGAATTTCAGGAGGAATGCTAAATGAATGTGAAGCTGACCAAGCGGAAGGCTTGGGAACTGATCAGCCGGATTCACCCCCGGTTGAACATCAAGCAGGAAACCACCCCGCCTGATGTGGCGATTTTCAAGGCTTCCACCGGCCCTGAAGGGCTGGAAATCCGGTGTGAAAATGATTGGTTCAATCACAATGGCCGGATCAAGCTGACCATTTCCAATGTGGACGGGGGAACCCCCATTATCCGCTATTACCACCCTGACACCCTGAACCGGGATCATGTGGCGGAACAGGCTGAAAAGGAAGATGAAGCCAAGCAAGCCCGGAAAGAATGGGTTTGGGCTATGGGTAAGGAAATGGCCCACAAGCTGGTTGACCAGTATTGGGGAGGTTGAACCGATGAAGAAGCCTTCCCTGTCCCGTCCCGGTAACGGGGGGGGGCTACCGAAATATTGGGTGCTATCCCTTTCAGGCGGTAAGGATTCCACCGCCCTTGGCCTTGAATGGCTGAAGCGCCACCAGCAAGACCCTATTACATACCCATTACATGAGGTCATTTATTGTGATACTGGAATGGAGTTCCCAGCAATGGTTGAACATATCAACCGCCTTGAACAAATTTTCATGGAAGCCGGGATCAAGTTCACAAGAATAAAGCATGAAAAATCTTTTGAATATTTCATGTTTGAGCATTGGCCCAAATTCAGGAAAAACAGCAAGTATAAAAATCAAGGTTATAGCTGGCCCGGCCCACAATCAAGATGGTGTACCACTATTTTGAAAACAGACCTGTTAGATGGCTACACAAACAAACTTCGAGAGGAACGGAAAGTTATTCAGCTTATAGGGCTTGCCGCTGATGAACAAAAACGGATTCAAAAAGCCAATAACCAGAACCCGGAACACCGTCACCCGCTGGCAGATTGGGGTTGGACTGAAGCGGATTGTCTGAAGTATTGCTATGATCACGGCTTTGATTGGGGCGGCCTATATGAGATATTCCACCGGGTTTCTTGTTGGTGTTGTCCGCTTCAGAGCCTTGATGAACTTCGGAAATTGCGAAAACATTTCCCTGATCTATGGGCAAAGCTACTGGATATGGAACACCAGACTTGGAGAAATTTCCGGGCAGATTATTCAGTTGATCAATTAGAAATTCGCTTTGCCTTTGAGGAAGAACGGCTTGCCGCTGGCCTTCCAATCAACCGAACCCGTGAATTTATGTCAGCACTTCGGAAACGGCTTGAAGAAGCCGGTTTCCCGCAAAAAATGAATAGGAGGTTATAAGCGTGAACACTTTTGCAGAGCGTTTGAAGTACGCAATGGAACAGGCCGATATGAGCCAATCCGCCCTTTCCGAGAAGGCCGGGGCTTCCAAGGCCGCAATCAGTCAGTATCTTTCCGGGAAGAACACCCCCAGCGTGAACAAGATCAAGGCGCTGGCTGATGCTACTGGCGTTACCTTTGATTTTCTGATGGGCTATGGAGCCGCCCCGGTGAAGGATGCCCCGCCCCCGGTGAAGAAGATCAGCGTGAAGGAAGCGGCCCGGTGTATGGGGAAATCTGATCAGTTTGTGCGGATCGGCCTTCAGCGTGGGCTTCTCCCCTTCGGAAATGCAGTTCCCGGAACCGGGAACAACTGGAATTACTACATTAACCCCGCCAAGTTCAGGGAGTATGTGGGCGCTGAAACCTTCAACAGCTTCTTTGGCTTGACTGCCTGACGATTGGGGGGGGAATGAGTGAAACCGGCAAAGAATGAGGTGGGCGGCGAAAAAGTATGATGCCTACCGTGTGAAGAACTGTATCTATATTGTCCGGCTGACCGGAAAGAAAGGATGATCAAGATGTTGAATATTGGAATGGCCGTGAAGGTGCTTCCCAATGCCGAGTATGGCGGCAAATATACCGGCTGTGTCGGTGTGGTTCGCAATTACTATTCCAGCAAGAAGAAGGCTGGCGTGGAGTTGGAGCAGATTCAGAATGACGCAAGTTCCAAGGGCCTGTTCTGGTTTTCGGAAGATAAGCTGGCCCCGGCTGATGCCCCCTATGTTCCCGATTTTTGGGGAGGCCTGAATGAGAGCCTTTCTAAAATCGTTGCCCCGTCCCGGAATTTCCGGTGCAGTTTCGGCCTTCATCATACCAGGGTTCCCCCTGTGAAGAAGGTTATCTTCAGCGGCCCGAAAACTATTGTTCTGTGGGCGGATGGCACTAAAACCATTGTTTCCTGTGGTGCTGGTGATACATACGACTACTACGCCGGGTTCTGTGCCGCCGTGGTGAAGAAGCTGTTTGGTTCTACTACCCACGCCAAGAAGGTTTTGGGTGAAGTGGTTCAGGTTCAATGATCACACTGTTTCAGCACCAACAAAAGGCCCTTGACTTGACAGAAGGCCACAACCGATGCGCCTATTACCTTGATATGGGCCTTGGGAAAACCTTTGTTGGTTCAGAGAAAATGAAGGAATTGAACACCCGGATCAATCTTGTGGTGTGTCAATGTTCAAAGATTTCTGATTGGGTTGAACATTTTCAAACCTACTACACCCGGAACTGTGTCTTTGACCTGACCAACCAGAAAACCTTCAAATGGTTCATGGAACAGGTTCAGTATGAAGTTCCAACCCTGATGATTGGCGTGATCAACTATGAACTGACCTTCAGGCGGAAGATTTTGAAAACCCTTTCCGGGTTTACGCTGATGCTTGATGAAAGTTCCCTGATCCAGAATGAGAACGCCAAGCGGTCAAAGTTCATTCTTGGGTTGAACCCTGAAAATGTGATCCTTCTTTCCGGCACCCCAACCGGGGGCAAGTATGAAAAGTTGTGGAGCCAATGCCGCCTTTTGGGGTGGAACATATCAAAGGAACTGTTTTGGAAGCAGTACATTGAAACGGAATGGGTTGAAGAAGATGGGTTCTGGCGGCAGAAAATCACCGGTTACAAAAATGTTGACCGGCTGAAAAAGAAGCTGGCTGAATATGGGGCCGTGTTTATGACCACCGCCGATGCCGGGATTGATCTTCCTGAACGGAACTTTATTCCCGTTAGAATGCCCCCGGCAAAGGAATATTGGAAGTTCTGGCGGGAACGGGTAGTGAGTATCAACACCACCACGCTTCAGGAATTTGAACTTGATTCAGATTTTTGGGGTTCCAATGAAGATTCCGAAAGGGAATTGATTGGTGATACCAGCTTAACCCGCCGCTTGTATGCCCGTCAGCTTTGCGGCCTGTATAACCCCCACCGTTACAAAGCCTTCAGGGAGTTGGTGGAAAGCACAGAAGATCGCCTGATTGTATTCTATAACTTCACGGAAGAAATGGAGCGGATGAAGGGGATTGTAAAAGCCATGAACCGCCCTGTGTCCATTCAGTCTGGTGAAGTGAAGGATTTGGGCGCTTACAACTTCCATTCCAATTCAGTGACATTCATTCAGTATCAGGCCGGGGCAAGAGGGGGCAACTTCCAAAAGGCCAATAAGATCATTTACTTCAGCCTTCCCGAAAGTTGGGAACTGTGGGAGCAGAGCCAAAAGCGGATTCACCGCTTGGGGCAGAAACGCCCTTGCTTCTACTACTGGATGATTTGCCCCGGCACCGTTGAAGAAAGCATTTTTGCTACTTTGCAAATGAGAAAGGACTATAACGATGAACTGTTCAGAAACTACGAGGCGGGCCACCCAAAAGGCTAAACAGAACCAATGGTTCCGCAGAATGTTCACCGTGGCCCTTCTGATAGGGCTGGTGATTGGCGGACTGCTGGTGAAGTTGCCTGACTGGATCAGCCGCCCGGAGCCTACCACCACGGCGGTTTTGTATGGGGCCTATACCGGCCAAGCTGTCAAAGTTCAGAGTGATGGAACCATTGTTCAGGCCGGTGATTTTACCCCTTTGAATGTGCCGATGGATGAAAGCCTTCAGGAATACACCTATTGGATGGCGGATGCCTATGACATTGATTTTACTTTCCTGATGGGCCTGATCCGCAACGAAAGCAATTTTCAAGCGGATGTTATCAGCGCCACCAATGATTATGGGCTGATGCAGATTAACCAGAACAACCATGAATGGTTGACCAATGCTGTTGGTGTGACAGATTTCCTTGACCCTTATCAGAACATTCAAGCGGGGGTTTATATCCTGAACACTTTGTTTGAAAAGTATGATGATCCCCACATGGTTCTGATGGCCTACAACATGGGGGAAGGCGGCGCTTCCAAGCTGTGGGATCAAGGTGTTTATCAAAGCAAGTATTCCCAACGGGTGATTGGCTACCAAGAAACCTACATAAAGGAGTTGAACGAACATGACCAAATGTGAAAATCCGTGTCCCTATGGCAAGTTTGATGGGTGTTGCCACTTCTGCCCGGATCGGGGTTCCTGTGCTGACGCTTGCCCGGAAAAAGTGGATGAATGCGGACAAGCCATTTTCGATGAAGAAGCGGGGCTTCAGGCTTTCCAGCAATCCCAGCTTGCCACCCTGAACGCTATTGCTTCCTTGACAGCCCACAAGAAGGCCATTGAGGATCAGGAAAAGGCCATGAAAGCCGCCCTGTATGAAGCCATGATGAAGTTTGGCGTGAAGAAGTTTGAAAGTGATGTGTTGAACCTGACCTTGGTTGAACCCACTATTGAAACCCGGCTGGATTCCGCCAAGCTGAAGAAGAAATATCCCGCTATTGCGGCGGAATGTTCTAAATCCAATACCAAGGCCGGTTATGTGAAAATCACCCTGAAGGATGGTGAAAAGTGATGAAGAAAATTGCTTCGTTGTTTCTGCCATTACTTTTGGCGGTCAGCCTGTGCGCCTGTACTGAAGCAAGCCAAGTGAACCACAACATCAATCAGGCGGCAGACAATTTCAATATAACCCGCCGCTTGGAGGTTATCAACGCCCGGACAGATACCCCGCTTTTTGAGTTGATCGGAAACTTTTCACTGTCCAACAATTCTGAAAATGAATTGGTTGTAACCGTGGAATTGGAAAATGGAACCTACAAAAAGCATTATGTGTATCTGAACGAATACACCATGTATGTTGTCGAGGATTTGAGCGGTTCCGATGTTTCCCCCTATCACTATGAAATCAATGTTTTGCCTGAACAGTTCCAAGTGTTTGAACTGATCCATGAGCCTTAAAGGATGGTGAACCCCTATGGCAAGGGATGAAGTTTGGGACGCATTGCGGGAACACGCCCGACAAAACCACAAAGACCGGGTTTCCAAGAACCCTGACCGGATCGCTTATGCTATCCAGCAGTTTGAAGCCCACGGGATTGAATACCAGTTAAAGAACCCGCAAACCGGCCATTTCCATTGCTGGCGGAAGTCTGATGATCAACTGTTTCAGTTCTATGCCGGAACCGGCAAGATTCAGGGCCTTCAAACCCGTGGCATTCACAACCTGATCAAGATATTGGAGGGGTGAAAACTATGGATGAAATTGAAAATATTACGGATCAGATTTCGGGGTTTTCAGAGGAAGTTGGTACAGCAATTCAGGAAATCCAAAAAAGATTCAAATGTTCTGAAGATCAGGCAACTAAAATCGTTTCCCTTGGATTGAATGCTATGTTTATTGAAGTCTTACATCATAAACTTGGCAAATTGGCTATTGATGATTTGACCGTCTTTAATGAGGTTACAAATGGCCGGTGAAAAGAACTTTGAAAACCGCTTGAAGAAGTGGTTGGAGTGTGAGGGGATTTATCCCTTGGGCCACCCGAAAGACCAAATGCCCGTTGCCCCCTGTGGGTATTGGGAAAAGCGTTGGGGCGGTGGAAGGTATGTGAAAAGCGGCCTTCCTGATATGCGGATTGTGGTGAATGGGATAGCCTTTGAAGTGGAATTAAAGGCTACCAACGGAACCCCTTCAGAACTGCAAAAGCGCAATATCCGCCAAATCAATGACAGCGGCGGAATGGCAATGGTGCTTTACCCGGAAGGGTTTGACACATTCAAAGCCATGATAAAGGGGGTGAAATCATGCCCACAAGATGTTCCCATAGCCGGGTTGAGAGTTTCAACCGTTGCCCTTTCAAATACTTCTTGCGATATGTTGAGGGATTAGACACGATCCCGAACATGGAGCCGGACAACGCCCTGATTTTGGGGACGGCCCTCCACACTGGAATTGAAGAAGGCGTGGATCAGGCTTTGGAGTTCTACACCAACAGCTTTCCCATTCTGACGGATGATCACATTCACGAAATGATGAAGCTGGAAGCCCTGATTCCCAAGGCAAAGGCCCTGTTGCCACCGGGCGGAACCTTTGAACTTCCCATTGGCAATTCTGACTTCATCGGGTTCATGGATTATCTGGCCCCGGTGGATGAAGGAACCTTCGATTTGTACGACTTCAAATATTCCAGCAATTCCAAAAGCTACATGGTTTCCGGTCAGTTGCATGAATACAAGTATTTCTATGAACTGACCCACCCCGGACACCGGATCAGGAATATGTATTTTCTGTTTGTCCCCAAAGTGAAGATCAGGCAGAAGAAAACAGAAACCTTGGCCCAATTCCGGGATAGGTTGCGGGAAGCCCTGAACGGGGCTGAACCGTGGCTTGAACAGGTTCCCTTCAATCTTTACAAGGTTGTGGACTTCCTGACCGATGTAAAACACATGGTTGAAGAAACCGATTTTCAAAAGCACCCGAACCACTTTTGCGGGTGGTGTGAATATGAAGAATATTGTCAGAAAGGATGGGATTATATGATTCTCCCCAAAAATGAACGGCGCAATCTGAACGCCACCAAGAAGAAGGTTGTGTGGATTTATGGCGCACCCTTCAGCGGCAAGACCTTCTTTGCCAACCAGTTTCCTGATCCCCTGATGCTGAATACGGATGGCAACATCAAGTTTGTTGATGCCCCCTATATCGCTATCCGGGACACGGTGACGGTGGAAGGCCGGTTGACCAAGCGGCACTTGGCGTGGGAAGTCTTTGCCGATGCCGTGGCAGAGTTGGAGAAGAAACAGAATGACTTCAAAACCATTGTGGTTGACCTGTTGGAAGATACCTATGAGGCTTGCCGGGTGTATATCTGTGACCGGCAGGGCTGGAAACATGAAAGTGATGATTCCTTCCGGGCTTGGGATATGGTGACTTCTGAATTCCTGAACACCATCAAGCGGTTGGTGGATTTGGACTATGAGAACATTATCCTGATCAGCCATGAGGACAGAAGCCGTGACTTGACCCGCAAGAGCGGTGATAAAATCAGTTCTATCCGCCCGAACCTTCGGGAGAAGGTTGCCAACAAGGTTGCCGGTATGGTTGATCTTGTGGCCCGGATCGTGGCAGATGACAATGACCGGGTTCTTTCCTTCAAGACTTCGGAAGTGATCTTTGGCGGTGGGCGGCTGACTGTCCGCAACAAGGAAATTCCGCTGGATTATGAAGCCTTCTGTGAAGTCTACGAGGAAGCCAACCAGCGGGCCGCAGGAGCCATGAAACACGGCGGCAATACCCCAGCTACCCCGGCACCGGAAACGGCTGACAGCGGCGAACAGCGGCCCACCAGACGGGGCAGAAAGCCCAAAGAGGATGAAGCCCCGGCCCCTGATCCTGAAGCTGTGGAAGATGCTGACCGGGCGGCGGCTGGTGATCCCGACACCCCGGAGGAACAGACGGAGCCGGAAGCCCTACCCAAATGCCCTGACGGGGATCGGATTTTTGCCCAGCACAATGAAAACCCGGAAATTCCCCTTTGCCCCAATATTGATGCCGGCCACCATTGCCACAAGGAAGGCGGCCCCGATGTTTGCCCCCTGTGGGATCGCCCCAAGACCGAGGAACCGGAACCCACGCCCATGATGGATGTGAACCCGCCCCGGCGCACCCGGAAGAAGCGTGATGCCTGATGAAGATTGATCCTTGCCCCTGTGTGATCAGCCTGAAAGATGGTTCGGTTCACACGCTGTTTGAGTTCCGCCACTTCTTGGAACTGGTGGAAGATTGCATGGGCTACGATGCCGCCAAATGGTTAAGAACCCATGTAGAACAGGCGGAAAAGGCCGCTGATTATACCCAAGCCAAGGTTGACACCGACTTGACCGCTTATGAAAGCGATTTGGAAAGCAACCGCAGAGCCTTTCAGGATATTCAGACAGAAGCCGCCGCAATTACCCAAGTTCTTCAAGGGAAGCGGGTTGATCGTCAAAAAATCGCCCATTCCGTGAGGGAAATAGGAAAGATCATTTCCAATCAGATTTAGGAGGTAAAAACCATGTGCGATTCCATGAAGAAGTTCAAAGAGGAAATGGAGAAGCTGGGACTTTTCCGCAAGATCACCGTTGCCGCCAACCTGATCCCCCCCCCGCCCGGTATTGAGCCGGAAGCCGTGATCACCCTTCACAAGATGGCCGCAAAGGAAGCGGTGATCATGTATGCACAGAAGCATGATGATTTCTGTGAACTGATGGCAGAAGCGGCCACCGATCACCTGTTTGATACCATCCTTACCGATGAACTGTTCAAGCCGGTGGAAGGGTTCACCCCTACGGACGAGGAACGGGCCAAAATGGAGGAAGCAGAAAAAACCGCTAAAGCCCTTTCCGGCCTGTTCAACATTCTGAAGCGTTTCTAAAAATTACATTTTGGAGGTAAAAAACTATGGCTATTGATTTTGACAAGATTGATCGTTCTGTTGATCTGAAGGGCCTTCAGGCCGATGTGGAGGAAGCCAAGAAGAACGGCGGCGGGGATTTCCCCACCATTCCCGCTGGCAAATATGAAGTGAAGGTGGAAACCTTGGAGATCAAGGGAACCAAGGCCGATCCCAACCGCCCCATGCTGGCTGTGTCCTTCAAGATTCTGTCCGGCGAGTATAAGAACCAGCGGATTTTTATGAACCGGGTTCTGTACGGCACCAAGAACGACAAGAACATGATTGCTTCCGCTATGGGCTTCCTTGATAAGCTGGATTCCGGGGTTCCTGTCAGCTTCACCAGTTACAAGCAGTTTGCCCAGCTTGTCCTTGACATTGCGGAAGCCATTGATGGGAAGCTGGAATATGCGGTGGATTATGATGATACCCGCTTCAATTCCGTTTCCATTGATGAAGTTTTTGAAGTTGAGGATTGAAAACCAGCGCAAAATTTTTTACAATAAATGTAGGCAAAAAGTCTACAATCAAAGTGAAAAGTTTGAACCTTAACTTTCAAAAATGCCGGGGCGCTTGCCCCGGTTGGCCCCAAGGTGAAGCCTTCCCGTGGCGGGGCTGTTTTCACTGATTCACCAAGAACCTTCAGAAAGTGGGTGACACGATGATCTTCTATGATTTTGAGGTTTTCGCTTATGATTGGCTGGTTGTTCTGATTGATCTGAACGCCAAGAAGGAAACTGTGATCATCAACGACCCTGACCAACTTAACCGCTTCTATGAGAAGCACAAGGGGCAGATATGGGCCGGATATAATAGCCGGAATTATGATCAGTACATTTTGAAAGGTATCTTGTGCGGGTTCAACCCCAAACAGGTGAATGACTGGATCATTTTACAGGATAAACCCGGCTACCGTTTTTCAAGCCTGTTCAAGAATTTCCCGGTGATCAACTATGATGTGATGCCCAACCCGCCTATCAGTTTGAAGGCGCTGGAAGCCTTCATGGGGCATTCAATCAAGGAAACCACGGTTCCTTTCGATATTGACCGCCCTTTGACGGAAGAAGAACTGGCCGAAACCGTCAAATATTGCCGTCACGATGTAGAAGAAACCGTGGAAGTGTGGTTACGGCGCAAGGCTGATGAATTCGATGCCCAAATGTCACTTGTGAAAACCTTCAACCTTCCCATTTCTGATATTGGCCGAACCAAAGCCCAGCTTTCGGCCAAAATTCTTGGAGCCATTCAGCGGGATCACAATGATGAATTTGAAATCGAATTTCCTGACACCTTGCGGATTGAACGCTATACAGAGGTTTTGAACTGGTATAAAAATCCGCTGAACCGGGACTATTCCAAATCCCTTGAAATTGATGTGGCTGGTGTTCCCCATGTATTCGCTTGGGGTGGGCTTCACGGAGCCATTCCCAAGTATTTTGGGGAAGGGTGGTATATCAATGTTGATGTGGCGTCCTATTACCCTTCCTTGATGTTGCGGTATGGGTGGATCAGCCGGAATGTTGCAGACCCGGCCAAGTATGATGAAATCTACCACACCCGCCTGAAGCTGAAGGCGGAAAAGAACCCCATGCAACAGCCTTATAAAATCGTTCTGAACAGCACCTATGGAGCCATGAAGGATCGCCACAATGCTATGTATGATCCCCGGCAAGCAAACAATGTGTGTGTTGGCGGTCAGCTTCTTTTGCTTGACCTGATAGAGCGGTTGGAAGATCACTGTGACATTATCCAAAGCAACACCGATGGTATCTTGATCAAATTGCGGTGCTATGAAGATTTTGATTTGATTGATGATATTTGTTGGGAATGGGAAGAAAGAACTGGAATGCGGCTGGAATTTGATGAATTCCAAAAGGTTTTTCAGAAAGATGTGAACAACTATCTGATTGTTCCCGCTGGCCCGTTGCTGGATGAAAAGGGGAAGCCCCGTTGGAAATGCAAGGGGGCCTATGTAAAGAAACTGTCTGATCTTGATTATGATTTGCCCATTGTCAACCAAGCCATTATTTCTTTCTTCCTGTATGGCACCAAGCCGGAAGAAACCATTGGAAACTGCAATTCCCTTCGGGATTTTCAGAAGGTGGTGAAGGTTTCCAGCAAATACAAATATGCGCTTTATTCCCCGGTGATCACGATGGAAAAAATCAGGGATGAAAAAGGCCGTTCAAAGACTGTGAAAAGGTTCAGGGGCGGTGAAGTTCAGACAGATAAAACCTTCCGGGTGTTTGCGTCCAAGGATCATTCCAAAGGGGGCTTGTTCAAGGTTTCCGGGAAGGTGGTCAAAGGACGGCAGAAGAACCCGGAACAGTTCGCCAACACCCCGGAACATTGCTTCTTTATCAATGACGATGTGACCGGCCTTCCTATTCCTGACGAACTGGACAAGCAATATTACATTGATACGGCTTGGAGCCGTTTAGCCGATTTTGGAGTTGACAAAGAAGGGGGGGATTTGAGCAATGCAACTGTTCCGGGGCTATGTTCCAACCAAAGACAAACAATGCCTTGAACGGTTCAAAGGGCGGAAACGGTTGAACCGCCTTGAAGATGTTCAAGACCTTGACGAATACGCCGGAATTCTTGGGGAAGAAACCATTTTGATTGATGTGGACGATGGGGAAACCAGTGATCTTCTGTTCCAAATCGTCAAAGACCTTTCCTTGAAATGCCGGGTGTATAAGACCACACGGGGAAAACACTTCTTGTTCCGTAACCCGGAAGGGCTGGTGGAAAAAAGCTGGACAAAACAGACCTTGGCCCTTGGGATTGTGTCAGATGCCAAGGTGGGCAGGAATAACAGCTATTCGGTTTTGAAGTTCCAAGGTGTTGAACGGCCCATTCTGTACGATTGGCCGGAAGATGAAATTCAAGACCTTCCCAAATGGTTGACCCCTGTAAAAACCAGCATGAAGTTCTTGGATATGAGAGCCGGGGACGGGCGAAATCAAGCCTTGTTCAACTATATTCTGACCCTTCAAAGCGAGGATTTCACCAAGGAAGAAGCCCGTGAAACTATCCGGCTGATCAATCGCTATGTGCTGGATGAACCCCTTTCAGATAGGGAACTTGAAACGATTCTTCGGGATGAAGCCTTCAAAAAGCCCATTTTCTTCAAAGATAAAACCTTCCTGTTTGATAAGTTTGCGGTGTACCTGAAGAACAACAACCATATTGTGAAGATCAATAACCAGCTTCACATTTACCGGGATGGTATCTATGTTCCCGGTGCTATGGAGATTGAAGCCCAAATGATCAAGCATATTCCGAACCTGAAGCGGGCGCACCGGTCAGAAGTCTTGGCCTATTTGGAAGTTATGTTTCAAACAGAGGGTGAAACCAAGGCCACCAACCCGAACATCATTGCTTTCAGCAATGGCCTATTCAATATCCGGGATGGTTCCTTTACTGACTTCACCCCGGAAATCGTGATCACCAATAAGATCCCGTGGCCCTACAACCCCGCCGCCTATTCTGAATTGCTGGATCACACCCTTGACCGGCTGGCTTGTAATGATCCTGAAGTTCGGGCCTTGTTGGAAGAAATGGTGGGGTATTGCCTTTACAGGCGCAATGAACTTGGTAAAGCCTTCATCCTGATTGGCGATAAGAGCAACGGCAAATCTACCTTCCTTCATGTGGTCAAAAATATGTTGGGGGATCGCAATATTGCTTCCCTTGACTTAAAAGAACTTGGGGACAGGTTCAAAACCGCTGAACTGTTCGGGAAACTGGCGAACATTGGTGATGATATTGGGGATGAATTCATTGCCAATGCGTCAGTGTTCAAAAAGCTGGTTACAGGTGATCGGGTGAATGTGGAGCGCAAAGGACAAGACCCCTTCGAGTTCAACAACTATGCCAAGTTCCTGTTCAGCGCCAACAACATCCCCCGCATGAAGGATAAAACCGGAGCCGTTCAAAGGCGGTTGGTGATTGTCCCCTTCGATGCCAAGTTCACCCCGGCTGATCCCGATTTCCGGCCCTTCATCAAGGATGAACTTTGTGAACAAGAACCAATGGAATACTTGATTCTTTTGGGCCTGAAGGCATTGTGCCGGGTTCTGATGAATGCCCAATTCACCACTTCTACCAGAGTTCAGGGGCAGTTGGACGAATACGAACAGAACAACAACCCCATTATTGGTTTCATTAAAGAAGTTGGCCTTGAAGGGATTGAAAATGAACCCACAAAGACAGTTTACCGAAAATACAAAGAATACTGCATTTCCAATAACTTTCAGGCGCTTTCCAATATCGAATTTTCACGGCAAATCACCAAACGCTGTGGATTCATTATCGTTGATAAGTGGATCAGCCGCCTTGGAAAATGCCGGGTATTTGTGTCTGGAAAGGAAGGTGATTCATAATGGCCGGTTCCAAAAAAGTATTCACCACTCTTGGAAGTTCCAACCATGCGCTTGAAAATCGGGAAGCCTTTGACTACTACGCCACCGATCCGAAGGCCGTGGAAATGCTGTTGGAGCTGGAACAGTTTGCCCCGGTGATTTGGGAACCGGCCTGTGGTGAAGGCCACATTTCCAAGGTTCTTCAGGCCCACGGCTATGAAGTGATCAGCACTGATCTTGTTTACCGGGGGTTTGGTGATCCTGAACCGCTGGACTTCCTGACAGAAACCTTGGATGGGTTTGAAGGCGATATTATCACAAATCCCCCATATTCAGCGGGGCTTGAATTTGTTCAAAGGGCGCTTGAAAGCGTCCGCCCCGGTGGAAAAGTGGCAATGTTCCTGAAGGTTCAGTTTTTGGAGGGGCAAAAGCGGGGAGCCTTTTTCAAAGATACCCCCCCCCGAACTGTCTACATATCCCGTTCAAGGATTTCTTGTGCCAAGAATGGGGACTTTGAACGGTTCCCGGATTCGGCCATTGCCTATGCGTGGTATGTGTGGGAAAAAGGCTTCACCGGTGATCCGGTAATTAAGTGGTTCAACTGAAAGGATGGTTGATATGGAAATCAAGGATAGTGGGGATCGCACCCGGTTTGATACCGGGGCGGTTCGTGATATGCACACCGGCAAGGGCCGGATGGATTTATTGCCGTGGGAAGCCTTGGTGGAGGTTTCCAAGCATTGTGAAGAAGGGGCGCTGAAGTATGGGGAACGCAACTGTGAAAAAGGCATTCCCATTCATAGCCTGATTGATTCGGCCTTCCGGCACCTTGCCAAGTACATGATGGGTATGAAGGATGAACCCCACCTTCGGGCGGCGGCTTGGAACATTCTCTTTGCCCTTTATATGGAAATCAAACACCCTGAACTTCAGGATATACCAAGCAGATTGGAGGATCAGCAGAAATGAAGATTATTAAGCCTGATGTGGAATTCATTACCCCGATTGACGGAGCCGCAATCCTGAAGCGCCTTGAACAGTGTGGGCGGGTTTGCTATAAGTCTGAAGCCAAGATCACCGACACCAGCGCCCCGGCTTTTGTGGCCGGGATTATCAAGCGGGGCCATGAAGCGGTTCTTGAACACTGTTCCTTCACGGTAAAATTCATTTGTGATCGTGGGGTTTCCCATGAAATTGTTCGCCACCGGATGGCTTCTTACTGTCAGGAAAGCACCCGGTATTGTAATTATAGCAAAGATGGCTTCGGGGCTGAAATCACGGTGATCATGCCTTGTTTCCTTGAAAGGAACAGCATTGCTTATAATCATTGGCTTTGGGCTTGTTCCCAAGCGGAAGATTCCTATTTCAATATGCTTGACTTTGGTTGTTCCCCGCAGGAAGCCCGGTCAGTTCTACCCAATAGCCTGAAAACTGAAGTGGTTATGACCGCCAACATTCGGGAGTGGCGGCACTTTCTGAAACTTCGCTGTTCCCCCGCCGCACACCCGCAGATGCGGGAAGTGGCGCTGATTCTGTTGGAAAAGGTTCACGCCCTGATTCCGGTTTGCTTTGATGATATTTGGGGTGAATACCATGTTCTTTAAGAAAGCTGGCGGCAGTATCTTTGGGGTTTCGTTGAACAAGGCTGAACAGAAGGCTTTGGATCAGGAAATCAAGCGGCAGATTGTGGAACATGATCACCGGTTCGATATTGACAAAGAAAGTATGATCCTGTGGATGCTTCACACGGAATTTGGCTTTGGCCCCAAACGGCTGAAACGGGCTTGGGAACTGTTCTATTCTGAAAGTCAGAAGTTGCGGGATTATTACCTTCTTGATGAAGGGGATGAACCTTGGATTGCCCGTCAAAAGTTAAAGGAAATTGGCTGTGATGTGGAAGCATGGTATCAGGAATGGAGGGAAACCAATGTCCAAACCTTGGCAAAACAGTGAAGGTTATTCCGATCCCACCGCCTATGAGGGCTTGAAACCTATCATTCGAGAGGATGAAGAACAGCAACGGCGGTTGAATAACCTGATCTTTGTTCTGAAGTACATTATCCGCTTGGCCGGGTTTGAACTGTTGAACAGGATTGAACTGAAGGATAAGCGGAATGGAAGGGAGTTCAAATAATGGGGCCGAACAGTGATGCCGGGAAAGGAACCCTATATATCAACGGGGAACCTATTTCTGAAGTTGATGAAATCAAAATTTCAATGGAAGTGGAGCCGTCAGACTTTCCCCCAATCCTGACCGATGTTTCCTTTACCGTTACGATGGATTGCCCCCGGTGGTTGCGGTGGAAATTGGCGTGGTGGATTTTCAAAGCCCGGTTGAAGGTGCTGGCCGTGAAAATCCTTCAAAGTTGGGGTTGAAGTGGCGATATTGAATAGATGTTGAAGGGGTTCAAACCCTTGTGTTTACTGGACTTTTGGGAAAAACCTTCAACATTCAAGATGTGACAGATATTCAAATCAAATATAAGAAAAAAATATATAGAAAGAAGAATTATAAATGATGAAGAATGCCGTTTTGATCTTGAATGTTGAAGGAAATCCCGGAAGCTCTTGTATGATGCGGGTTTAAGGCCCTTCAACATGATTGTGAAAGGATGTGTGCTACATAGTGACTGATAAGGAACTTTCCCAGCGGGCCAAAGAATATTTTGCCCAAATCCGAAAAACTGACCGCCTGATTCAGCGGTTGACAGATACAGTGAATACCCTTCGATCCGGGCTGACAAGCCAAAATTATGAGCTGAAGCCGGATAAGGTTCAGACTTCCGGGCCAAAAGACACTTTAGGGGAAACGATTGTAAAAATCATGTCCCTTGAAGAAGATATTAACACCCGGATTGACGAACTTGTGAGCATGAAGAAAGAAGCCTTCAGCATGATCAGCAAGATTCCTGACCTTGATCAGCAAAATGTTCTTGTAGGCCGATATATCCAACTGAAAAAGTGGGAGGATTTAGCCGCAGAATTCGAGTACACCACCCAATGGCTTTTTGAAATTCACGGGAAGGCTTTACTTGCTTTTGCCAAGGAAAATGCTGATTTTCTGCAAGAACCAAGTAAAGTTTAGTTTCACCTGTTGAAAGTTTAGTGTTTTTTCGGCTATTATATAGAGTGAAAAAGCGTCCGAGGGGGAACCTTCGGCGCTTTTCTTTTGATTTTCAAAGGGGGTGAATACCTTGACGGCAAGACAAAGGAAGTTTTGTGATGAATACCTGATCAGCGGCAATGCCACCGATGCGGCAATCAAGGCAGGGTATTCGCCCAAGACTGCAAAGAGTATCGGACAACGATTGTTGACCTTTGTTGACCTGAAGCAGTACATTGAAACTGAACTTGAAAAACTTCATTCCGCCAAGATCGCTGATGCCCAAGAAGTTCTTGAATACCTGACCGCTGTAATGCGGGGCCAACACACCGAACAGGTGTTGAAGCTGGTGGGTGATGGCATTCAGACCGTGACGGATATTGATGTTTCCGCCAAGGAACGGATCAAGGCCGCTGAATTGATTGGCAAGCGTTATGCCCTGTTCAGTGACAAGATGGACTTGGGCGGTGCTGTTCCCGTGGTTATCATGGGGGATGATCAACTTGAAGATTAACCCCAAGGCCAAGGTGATCCGCCTTCCTGAAGTGGTGGGCAAAGGCTACGCCACTTTTTGGAACTTCAAAGGCCGTTACCGGGTTTGCAAGGGTTCCCGTGCTTCAAAGAAATCCAAAACCACGGCCCTGAACATCATCAAACGGATGATGCAATACCCGGAAGCCAATACCCTTGTGGTTCGCAAAGTGTTCAGAACCTTGAAGGATAGCTGTTTCACGGAATTGAAGTGGGCAATCAACAGGCTTGGGGTTCAGGCTTATTGGGAAGTCAAGGAAAGCCCCCTTGAAATGACCTATATTCCAACCGGTCAGAAGATTTACTTCCGGGGCCTTGATGATCCCTTGAAGGTGACTTCTATCACGGTTGAAATTGGGTATTTGTGTTGGTGCTGGATTGAAGAAGCCTATGAAATCACCAATGAAGATGATTTCAATATGCTGGATGAAAGCATTCGTGGTGCTATCCCGGAAGAAACCGGCCTGTTCAAGCAAATCACCCTGACCTTCAACCCGTGGAATGAAAAACACTGGATCAGGAAGCGGTTCTTCGGGGAAATCACCAGCAAGGACGGCCAAGGGAACCCCACATATCAGTTCCATGATAGCTGGATTTCCCCTGATGGTCAGATTTACGCCACAACCACCAATTATCTGTGTAATGAATGGCTGGATGAAGCCGATCTGAAGGTTTTTGAAACCATGAAGCAGAACAACCCCCGGCGCTATAAAGTGGCCGGTTTGGGTGGTTGGGGCATTGTGGATGGCCTGATTTATGAGAACTGGACAGAAGAAGCCTTCAATCCGGCTGAAATCAGCGCCCGGAAGGGTGTAAAATCGGCCTTTGGGCTTGACTTCGGCTATACCAATGACCCCACGGCCCTGTTCTGTGGGCTGGTGAGCAAGGAAGAAAAAACTATTTGGGTTTTTGATGAACTGTATGAAAAGGCCCTGACGAACCGGGCAATCAGTGACCGGATCACGGTGATGGGCTA